ATGAATTTAATACAGTAGAATATGATTTTAGAGGAAATGTTAAATATAGTACTATGATGAGTAAGTTATGTTCATTTAACGCTCGTAGTGAATTAATTCTTGAGATTATAAAAAAAGAGCTAGAAATTAATGACAAACAACAAATTATTGTATTAGCCCAGTATAAAAATTTACTGACATATTTATACAAAGCAATAGAACATCGTAATATATGCAGTGTAGGCTATTATTTGGGTGGAATGAAACAAGATGCATTAAAAAATAGTGAGAGTAAGCAAGTAATAATAGCAACATATGCTATGGCGGCTGAAGGCCTAGATATTAAGACTTTAACAACGGTAGTTTTAGCCACACCAAAAACAGATATTGAACAATCCGTGGGTAGAATTCTGCGAGTAAAACATGAACAGCCATTAGTTATTGATATTGTAGATTCACAAGAATTGTTTAAAAAACAATGGGAAAAAAGGAAAACATATTATTTTAAAAATAATTATAAAGTAATATATACAAAAGATTATAAAAACGATGACTGGTCAACACTAATAAAAAATGATAATAAAAAAGTGCAGGCTAAAAAATGTTTAATTAAATTGAATCTATAGGTTTGTTTACTGTGAATTGTAAGCAGCTGGTATAACAGATTGAGCCGCTATTTTATCACACGAAGTTAATTTCGGAGTGCTAGTAGGACCATACATTAATTGATATGGAGATTTAAATAATGGGTTACCACTGGACCCAGCTAATATACCACCATATTGTTTTTTAGTTTTTTTTCTATTACTTTTTTTATTACTTTTTTTCCCTTTACCACCATTACTTTGTCTAGCATAATTATAATATCTACCATTATTAGTAGTTGATGCCTGTTTTATAGAAGTAGGAACATCTTGGTTTGCTAAATGCATAGCTTGTTTTAATTGACAATTACCGGTTCTAGGTGGGTTTTGTATAAACCCACCATACTGACCGGACCCAATTAATTTATTATCAAAGTCTATATTACCACCACCAATAAATTGTCTATATTTGCAGTTCTTATAGTTTCTCCCACCACGTTTATGTTTTTTAGAATGATGTTTTTTAGAATGATGTTTTTTAGAATGATGTTTTTTAGAATGATGTTTTTTAGAATGAACACGTTTAGTTTTTCTTCCACCAATTAATTGTGATTTATGATTGCAATTTCCATGTGATAGATCTCCTTTAAAAGGTGGGTATCCTGAACCAGCATAGACAGATAAATCAGTACCTTTTGGAATATCAACTGAATAATATTCGGATCCACTTGGTATTGGTAATGTATTACGGTTATTTCCACCTTTAAAAAATGAAGGTGGTGCATAAAGGTTACCAGGAATTATTTCATTACCAGCACCCATACCAAGTGGTCTATGCATCTCTTCATATCCGCGAGGAACAATTGGTGCATACATTGAACTATATGGGAGTTGTTGTTCAACTGTTGATGGTTTTAATGCCATTCCATAACCATTAGAACCATGAACAAGTTTTTTACCACCATGATAGGTAACTTTAGGTGGTAATGTACCAGATGCGGAAGCAGCTAGTGGAGAATTTGGTGGACCAGTATATCCTCTAACGGCGCCAGTATTTGAACCAAATGACATTGGATTATGTTTCGCAGTAACATTAGCGTACGGTGAAATAATATGTGGGCTAGGTCCATGGTATAATCCAGCAGACATTATGTATATATATTATGTTATATTTTTTTCTATCATTTGAATAAGATTATAATTTAATAATTTTGTGTTTTTTACACTATCAATAGGGATCCATTTTTTAAATTTTTTGTTATATGAACAATTCATATAAACATCTTTATTTAAATTAACATATTTATCATTATCGGTATTTTCAAATTCTTCATCTGTATCACTTTCTTCAAGAGTATCAAGATTTATATTCTCTTTAATTTTTCTAAATAACGAGTTCATTTTAACGCTAAGTTTAAATGAATTAATTAATGCATAACCATAGAATCTATTATTATTACAATAGAGTTCATATATATCATCATTAATATTTGCCTTGATTTTAAAAATACATTCTTTAACAGGCTGATTATTATTATTAATAATACCGATAGGATAATTATCATTCATATTCCTAAACTGAATATGATTAACATAATAATATGATAAACTAATAGATGAAAAAATGGTTTTCTGGTTAGATGACATAATAGGAAAGCCAATTAATAATGATTTTTTAGTGTTATAAATTTGTTTAATATGATTAGTAAAAATATCATATAATGATTCTAATTTTTCACTAAATGAAAAGTCGGTAATATTATTGCCTTTACTAAACATAATATCCTCACAAGTAAAATGATTTACATTATTTAATATAAAATGAGTTCCATATATGATTGTATTATACGATAAACAATCATCAAAACACACAACATATTGTTTAACATTATCAATCTGATTGTACTTATTAAGTTGAAGTAAATAACATACGTTATTTTTATTTTCATATGTAAACCATAAAAATGATTTAGTACCTTTTGGAATAGATAAATAAATATCGCAGTAAACTTTCCTATGTAAATTATTATCGTAGGAAAGTTTAATATCTGGAAAATTTTTAATTATATCATATTTATTATTCATAGATTAAATGTATATATATTTAATGTATATATCTTTAATCTGTATTTATAAAATATTAATAATTAGAATAACTATTTTCAGTATTGGATTTATTGATATTAGTATAACTCAACTCATTAAAAAAATTCTTTAATTCATTTTTCATAGTCTTTTGAGTATCTTTTGTTACTAAACTGTCAATATTAGTAGTATCATCCGAGTTTTGGTTATTAATATTAATAATATTATTATTACTCTGTATAATTTTTTGTATATCTTTATATTCCTGCGTAGGTTTAATTACTAAATCTTTAATTTTAGGAACTGTTAAAGTGTCTATAAAATACGAATATAGATAATGAACTAATCGAATTAATATCAAAGAAACGATCACCCATAAAATATAATTATTAAACATAATATTATTATTATTAAATATTCTTTATTAATGATAAAAACGTAATGATATCATCATTAATTTCGCTTAAATTGATATTATCTTTAGTAATAAAATAAATATCATGAATAGAATTATTAATATATAATATTATTAGACTTAATAATGATTTATTATTAATTTTGTATTCTTTTTCTTGAATATTTAATTCGATGTGGTTATATGGAATTTGTGATATATTGTATTGAATATTATATTTACTTTTATCACAAATAAATTCATAATCTTTATTATTAAATTTAATATTAAATCTAGATGTTATATTATCACAGGGGACAATTTTACATAAATTATAATTAGTTATTTTATACATTCCAGACTCGGAAATTATTAATTTATATTCTTTGGAAAAAATTAAATGTTTATAAATATCATTTATTTTTATTTCATTAAATGATATGTCTAAACAGTATAATTTCATTTCAACATTATATATTATTTAAAACTATTTAAACCGATTATTAATATAAAGATTAAGTTGGCTAATAAATGACAGAATATATTAATATTAAAAAAGACGGTTCGCATAAATGTATTAAGGATAAAAATTTCGAAGAAAAGATTCTATTTAAAAAATGTGGATTTAAAAAAGACAACGATTTTGGTATATTATTTACGAAAGACGTTAACTATAAAGGTGATAATTATATATTAGAAGTATGGGGTAGAAATAAAGGTGATAATAGTAGTAAAAATACATTTGATTTTAGTATGTTAAATGGTAAATGTCAAGTATATGGATCATGTCTTGTAATTTGTAAATTAAATGCTGTTGTAAAAAATATGTCATATGATATGTGGAGTGAAGTTCTAGAAATATTAAAAAAAAATTTAGACAATGATACAAATAAAACACATAGAGAAATGTTTAGTGATGATTCAGAATATAATGAAGATAGTGAAGATGAGCATGAAGATGAAGATGAAGATGAAGATAGTAAAAGTTCTAATGAAAGCATTGCAATTTATGATTCGGAATTACAATCAGAGGAATATGATTATGAAAAATAAATATATATTTATTAGTAAAATTGAAATAAATATATATTATTATAATTATTAATATTAATAATTATGTATAGAATTAAAGATGCAAATGTGTTTAGAGAAAATATTCGCGACAAATTAAATAAAAAAATTAATAATAGAAATATTGTAGAAAATTTAGAAAAGGGTATATATAATTATTCGCTAGAAACAGCTACAAAAAAGAAGATTGTAAAGAAATGGGAAAACATATATTTTACACAAATTTATTTAGATAGATTAAAAACTATTTATATTAATTTACAACACGAACCTTTAATGAATATTTTAAAAAATAAAGAAATTAAGGCGCATACATTGGCTTATATGACGCATCAAGAAATGATTCCTGATAGATGGAAGTTATTAATTGAACTTCAAGAAATTAAAGAGGCAAATAAATATACCCCAAAGATTGAAGCTTCGACCGATAATTTTACATGTTGGAAATGTAAATCTAAAGAATGTAGCTATTATCAGCTACAGACTCGTTCAGCAGATGAACCTATGACAACTTTTGTAACTTGTATTAATTGTGGTAATAGATGGAAATGTTAATTTTATTAAGTAATTTTCTTAAATGATAAATCATAATCATATAAATATGATGAATAATATTCATCAAATATTATATTATTTTTTTCTTCAGGTTCAACTAATGATAAAATATATTTAGAGTTTTTTTTATAAAGATGATATATTGTACCAGGAACTTTTTTAAAATTACAATGTATATTATTAATCTCATTAGTTTCATAATGATTTTGTATTATTTTGTTAGCTTCGAGTTTGAGATTTTCCATCTGATTATATAATATACTTAATTGCGCAAATGTAATAGAATCTTTTTTTATATTATTTATTAAATTATGATTTACGTTTGTTTTTTCATTTATAGTAATCATTGTAAATAAGTTATTAATAGTTTCTTTATTAAGATTGGATAAAGACATTCTCTATAAAAATAAAATATAGTTTTATTTTTATATATTTATAATTTATATATTTATTTATGATGCATGAAGTTAGTGTTATTATAATGGCTGGTGGTTTAGGGAAAAGAATGAATAGTGATTTACCAAAAGTATTACATAAAATTAATAATGAACCAATGATCGTAAGAATCATAAAAACCGTAATTGGTATAGATCCAAAAAGAATATTTATAGTAGTTGGTAAATATAAAGATATTATTTCAAAAACTATAGATGAATCAAATATAGATTATGAAGGAGATATAGAATATATTGAACAGCATACACCTCAAGGTACTGGACATGCGATTCAATGTTGTAGAAATAAATTGTTAAATATAAAGTATGATAAAAATAGAGATGGGGATACAATAGATAATATATTAATATTATCTGGGGATGTGCCTTTGATTTCAAAAAATACTATTGTAGAGATGTTAAACAAAATGATAAATGAGAAATCAAATGTGTCTATAATCGGTTGTTTACTTGATAATCCACATGGTTATGGTAGAATAATCGAAAAAAATAATAATTTTTATAAAATTATTGAAGAAAAAGATTGCACTGAAGAAGAGAGATTAGTAAAGAATATAAATGCTGGAATTTATATTATAAATCAAATATATTTATGCAAATATTTGCAGTATATTACAAATAATAATTCTCAAAAAGAATACTATTTAACAGACATAATAGAGATAATTAAAAAACACGAATTAGAAAAAATAACTATATATACAATTACACAAGATAAACAATACGAAATAATGGGTGTAAATACACAAAATCAATTACAAGAATTAGAATGCTTTATTAATTCTAAAAATTTAAATTAATTCTAAATCATTTACTTTCCAATATTCAAATGTATTATTAGGCATCGGACGACGAATAATAAATGGTATTTTTTTTTGCGCTAATTCAATTTCTGCGACGAGATATCCATCAATAATATTTTCTGGAACATCTACAAAAGGTTCAGAACCACTATTAATCTGTTGAGCTCTTTGTCCTAAAATTCTAGTTTTCTCATATTTTGTTAAAAATGGAATAGACTTATGATATTCATCATCAATAACACCTTTATCGTTTCTTTTAATTATTGAATACATTTCTACAGTGTGTAAATTGTCAATTATACATTCGGGGTGAATTTCTTGAATATACGATTTTTTATTTTCATTATCGAATTTTTGTAAATAATCTTCATCATCACTATCAATATCTGAATTAATCGGACTAATATTATTATATTCATCATTAAAATTGTAATCATTACTAGTAGTACTTTCTTTTATAGAAGTTATATTTTCGGATGTATTTGGTTGTTCTAGTTCATCATCATCACCTAAATCATTATCTGAATCATCTTGATCAGAATCAATTGGTAACGGTTGTTTATTAAAAATAATCGGTTCAGATTCTTCTTTGTCACTTTCATATTTTGTAGAACCTTCATTATCGGAATCTTCAATATCACTCATTATTATTTATATTAAATAAAGAAACTTTAAATAATCAATTTTTTGTATTAATTATTTAAATTAATTTTTATTATCAATTTTCCAAATAAATTCACATACACTGCAAACATAAACATATTTAACATTGGAATCATCATATCTAATATATATAATTTCTTTATCAATATTAGAATCTTCATGATTACTCTTACAAGATTGATTTGGACATTTGATTGCGTTAGTTCTAGGTAAAGTAGGATCTAATTTAGTATATTTGTTAATAATATATTTATATTTTTGATCATTTTTAATTAATTGTGAATTAGTGATACAAATATTTTCACCGGTCATCATATTATCTTCATGCCCACAGTTTCTACAATAATAAATTAATTTATCTGAATCAGCTTCAGAAAGGCGCATATAGTACATATTATCACATTTAGTGCAGAAATGCATATTATTAAGTTATATTAATATATAATAATAAAATATTTAATTCAATTTTTAGTAGAATTATTTTTTAATGAAATATAATGTTTTTCTAATAATTCTAATAGTATTTTATAGTTGCAATTATAACTTAAATTATAAATAGTAGTTTGTAATAATTCACTTTTTTGATTATGAATAATATTTACAATATTTTCATAATTTTTAATATAATTTTCTATAATAACATCATTAAATACATCAAAACATGGATGTAGATATTCCTTTGATATAATTTTTAATATCGAAACCATAATTGTATTATATCTGACAATTTTATTATAATTAATATTATCAGAATGTTTAATAGAAATACCTGGTTCATTAGTTAAAGGATTTTCATTTAGTAATGAACATAATGTTAATAGTATAGATGAAATTGTTTGACAACCGGTCCATTGTTCTCCTCTCCAAGTATTTAATACAGATACACAGACCTTACCATTAGTATACAAATTTGGATTGAACCGCATTTTACCATCATTTGTACAATAAATAACCTGTGGTGGATTATGTGGATAATCATTAGGAAAAATAAATTTGAATAAAAAATTACCATATGCGTAGGGTGTATCTTGTGGACCAATTATTAATGCATACCCAAGCAACATATCTGTTTCGTCATGTTCGTAATAAATTCCATTATTATGTAATGGATTTTTTTTTATTGTTTTAATGTCACTGATTAATCTTTGAACAGTTTCTCTACTGATATGTGTTGTCATAATAAGATATATATATTGATAAAAATTTATTTTTAAATTGTCTATAAAAAAAATTGACATAAAAATATCTGTAATATTATACACAAAATGTCTAATTCTCCAAATTTAGAAGATTATTTAAGATTAAATTATGCATCAAAAGGGCAACAGCATACTCATACAAGAATAGGAGATAAGGAAATGAAAATATCTGGAGGATTATACAATATTTTAGATAATAAAAAATTTTTAGAAAAATATTACGCACATGTTTTTGAAAATCATAAAAAAGAATATTTAACTGAAAAACAGTTTGTTGATAAGGCTCCAATAGTTATAGATATAGATATGCGCTATGAAAATACAATTACAAAAAAACAACATAATAAAAATCATATTATAGATGGTATGATGCTAATTGCTAATAAAATATCTGATATTTTTAAATTTAATGATAATGATGAAATTGAAATCTTTATTATGGAAAAAAATGATGTGTGCGTTTTAGATACAAAAACAAAAGACGGTATTCATATGATTTTTGGAATCGCAGCACATAAAGCAGCTCACGTACTATTGAGGGATAAGATAATGTTTGAATTAAAAGAAATGTGGGATGATTTACCTTTAACTAATTCAGCGGATGAATTAGTGGATGATGGTGTAATGAAAGGAAATGTAAATTGGCAGATGTATGGTTCTAGAAAACCAAATTGTCAGGCTTATATGATTAAACATCATTTCAAAATTATATGGAAACAAAGCGATGAAGATTGGGAATTGCAAGAATATGATATATTAAAATTCAATACAAAAGAAAATATTCACAAATTATCAGCAAGATGTAGTGTATTCCCAGAATTTACTATTAATAATAGTGTAAAAGAAGTTTATGATAAATTAAAAGAAAATTATTTAAATAAAAAGAAACCAAGATTGGCATCAAAATTAATTATAAAAGAATATAATTCTTTTAATTATAAAGATATTACAAGTTCTGAAAAATTAGATCAATTAATTACAAATCAATTTATAGATTTTGAGACAAATCCAATGGAATATGAATTAAAAGAGACCCATGATTTTGTGATGATTCTACCCGAATCATATTGGGGTCCTGGTTCTTACAATAAATGGATTCGTGTTGGTTGGGCATTAAAAAATACAAATGAAAAATTATTTCTAACTTGGATAAAATTTTGTAGTCAATCGAAAGACTTTAAATGGAATGATATAGATGATTGCGTTGAATATTGGAATAGTTTCGAATCAAATAATATTGATGGATTAACATCTAGATCGATTATGTATTGGGCAAAAATAGATAATTTGAAAGAATATAAAAAGGTTAGAAGTCAAACAGTTGGTTTCTTTATGGAATTAACAATTAATAATGCTACTGAATGGGACTTTGCACAGGTTTTATATCAAATGTGCAAGGATCAATTTGTATGTGTTAGTGTAAAAAATAATATTTGGTATGAATATGTAAATCACAGATGGTTTGAAATTGATTCTGGAAATACACTTCGAATCATTATATCAAAAAAAATGCATGATTTATATCTAAAAAAATCGCATGATATTGTTAGTATAGAATTACCAAAAATTGATCAAAGTGATGATAATTATGAACCTCAAAGAAAAAGAGTTCAAAAGATTGGAGATATTTGTAACCTATTAAAGAAAACAACTTGGAAGAATAATATTATGAGAGAAGCGAAAGAATTATTCTATGATAAAGACTTCTTAAATAAAGTAGATCAGAATCCGTATTTATTGTGTTTTAATAATTATATTATTGATTTTAAAAATAATACACATAGAACTGGGCATCCTGAAGATTATATTTCAAAATGTACAAATATTGATTATATTCCGTATTGTAAGTTTACAGAGAAAGACCATAAACTAGCTGAAGAAATTAAAGAGTTTATTAATCAATTATTCCCAAATACAGAATTAAGAGAATATATGTGGCAACATTTAGCATCGTGTCTTATTGGAACTAATGATAATCAAACATTTAATATATATACTGGTTCTGGTAGAAACGGAAAATCAAAATTAGTAGATTTAATGAGTAAAGCAATGGGTGATTATAAAGCAAGCGTTCCAATCACATTAGTTACACAAAAAAGAAATAATATTGGTGCAACTTCATCTGAAATAGTTCAACTAATGGGGGTTCGGTATGCTGTTATGCAGGAGCCTACTAAAGGTGATAAAATTAATGAAGGTATTATGAAAGAGATTACTGGTGGTGATCCAATTCAAGCCCGAGCTTTATTTAAGGAAAGTGTAACATTTATTCCACAATTTAAATTAGTAGTTTGTACAAATACATTATTTGATATTAAAAGTAATGATGATGGTACATGGCGTAGAATCCGGGTTTGTGATTTTATATCGAAATTTTTAGAGAATCCTTATGGAGATGAAGAAAAATTTCCAAAAGCTGATTACCCATATCAATATGATATTGATAAGCGTATTGATGAAAAGTTTGAGAAATGGGCACCGATTTTGATGTCAATATTAGTTGAAAAAGTATACAAAAACAATGGCATTGTTAAAGATTGTAAGATTGTTTTAAGTAGTAGCGATCAATATCGTGAAGGTCAGGATTATTTAACTGAATTTACAAAAGAAAAAGTTATGAAATCAAAAGGTGGCAAGATTAAGAAGACTGAATTATGGGAAACATTTAGACAATGGTATACAATTAATTATGGTCGCAATTTACCAAAAGCTCGTGAATTAAATGATTTTATGGATAAAAGATATGGTAAATATAATGGTAAATGGAATAATATTGTAATTAATTATGATGATGATGTTGTAGACGATAATAGTGATAAAGATGATATTCTTGAGTAAAATATTATAAATATTATTTTATTAAAAATATTATTTTATTAAAAATAATAAAAAATTATAAAAAATTATGTAATTTTTTATTTGATAATAGAATGGTTTAAATACTTAATATATAAATAATATATTAATATATTCGTATGAGTTTATCAATAAAAAATTTATCTATGAATTATGATAGTATATATTTATCTTCTAATAATAAAAATAATATTGTAACATTAACAATAACATTAACAGTTAATGATGAGCGAATAACAGATATAAAAGACGGAGTTTTACAGTTAAGCGAGTATAATAATGACGATTCGTGGATAAAAGGATATAGTTACGGAACATATAGTTTTGAAAATAATAAATATTCTCAAAGCATTACAATAACTAGCATAATAAATAATGATCCAAATACAATATTATATAGTATTCCTGGAAATGTTATAGTTAATGGGAGAGAAACAATATATACATGGAAAAAATATTATTCATACAATAATTATCAGTATGGATCAACAAATGAAACATTTTCAGTAATATTAGACGATGAATCGAATGATACAATTATTAAAGATATATCTATAGAAATAAATAAAGTTGATGATATAGCTCCAGATATCATATCTTTTACTTCAAACATTAACAATATAGTATTAGATAGACAACATATGACCGCAGAAATTTTTTTATTTGCTAAAGTAACTGATAATGCTTTAATTAATTCTGTTAATATTCCAAATGCTACACTTATTAATCAAGATGGTATAAATTATTCTTGGAGTAAACAATACAACTACAATACAAGTAATTATGGAACCATGAATGATAATATAATATTGACTGCTATAGATTTTAATGGTAATATTCGACAACAAAATATAGTTATTAGTATAAAAAAAGTAGATGAAGATGCACCATCAATATTGTCTTATAGTAGTAATTATAAAAATGTAAATTTAACAGAAAATCATCAAAGTGAAGAAGTAATTATAAGCGCAGAAATAAATGATAATGTTGGAGTAGTTGAATATGATATACCAGGTGCAACATTTATAGGTATTATAGATGGTGTTTATACATGGAAACAATTATTTGCATATTCAAATTATAGTTATGGGAAGCAAAATGAAGAATTAGTCTTAACAGTTAAAGATTTAGAAAATAATATCACAGTAGCGTCATTATTAGTAACGATAAATGTTATAGAAATAAATTATGTTACAAATTCTTCAATGTATTATATTGAAGTTACTGCCAATATAAATAATAATATTATTTATGATGCTGAAAATAATATATGGGGGTTAATTGGCGGTAATATTTCACATACAAATAGTGAATATAATATCAATTATTATTTACCATCTAATACAATTAAATTGTCTGGTGGTAATATTGATGTTAATGACTATAATGGAAATCTATTAGATACATTTACTTTAGAATTAAATATTAATGCTGATAAAAATGGTAAAATGTCTTGTTCATCAAATATTATCGGTAATGATATAACATGTGTTATTGAAGATGATAATAAATTAGCACAATCAATATATATGTCATATACTGATATACCAATTATAGATAAAAATTCACCTGATGTTTTATCAAAAACAATAAATAAAAATGATATAAGACAAGAATATTCATCTCAAATTACTACTTTAGAAGAAATGTATAGTCAAAATATTTTAGAATCTTGGAACATTTATATAAAAAATATACCAATATCTAATAATAATATAATAACACAATATGCTACTGATAATAATAAACGCGATAAAAATATATTTAGTAATGGTGAGCAAGTAATAATAGAAACTGCATATCCATACTTTGTTGAAATAAAAAATTTGGATGGTAATAATGTTTCATTAATAAGTAATACAAATATACACGCAATTATAACTCATCATGACAATGCGCCAACATTTAGTTAATAATATTTTATGATTTATATCTAAAAATATTATTTTACTATACTACTAATGTAATAATTCAATAATTAAAATTATTATAAATTACTATGAACAATTACACCATATACATTATTATTATTTACAATTATACGTTTATTTCCTTGATAATCATTAACTGTGATTTCATATGTTTGGGGTAAAGACGCGACAACTTTATCTCCTTCAGAGAAAACGTATTTTGTTCCAGTATTTCCAATATTACGAGCGTGTTTAGCCAAAGCATTATCTGATGTAGAGTCAATATTATTTAAAAATATAGTCCATGATTTAATTAGATTTACATTTTGATAATAATTTAAAATAGTATCTAATTCTCCAGAAAAGTGCGATGATAAATTCGAAGATGATAATGGTACTAAATTGTCTGCTGTATTACTATTAACTGATGGTAAAGTAAATGAATTAATTGGCCAATATGCATATTGTGCAAGTAAATTACTATCTACAACATTTGGTATAACGTTATCACCACTTATAGATATAGATCCTGATAAAGTACCAATATTATTTACACTTAATAATAAAGTTACTGGGAAATTACCAATACTATTATTATCACGATCTAACGCGTCAATTAAACCAGCATTTATAGAAATATCATCTGCAGTAGGTAAATTAAGAGTAGCATCAATAGCATTAACGTTTGTTATTGTAACCCCATTAAACATATAAGCATCATCTAAATTATCAGTTGTATTAGATGGTGTATAAGTAATTTCTTTGTTTAAATTATATTTAGCCTGAATATAGTAATTGTATGATAATGAACCTGTTGATTTATCACGTTCTGCGGTTTCAAGCTCAAACTGTACCGAGGTATCTAATAAATTAGTAACATCATTCAATGCTGATTTATGAATACTTAAAGAACCATCTAATCTAAACGCGGTTGCAATTTTGATGATAATAATATCAATGGTTTTAGTATGTGTATTATTATTTTCGTCACTAACTGATACAGTGAGATTATCAGTTGTACTGCCTATACTAAAATTTGAAATATTGTAGGTTTTTGTCCAAGTATAAATTGTATTATTTCCAGTTATATGTGTTGTTCCTGGGATACTATAATTAGTAGTTCCTAAATTATTTGAATCAATTACTACATTTTGTTTTGAGGCATTATCCTTGGCCAAGTTATATGTGGAATAAGAATATGCTTCGCTCCAAGTATATGTATTATTTATTTCAGCTAAATAAATGTTTTGTGGAGCATTTGAATTTGGGTCCCATCTAGCATCATTTATCGTTGCAGTAAAAGTAACATTTACTTTTTGATATGAATCACTTAAATATAAAACACTATGACTCGCTGTGAAAGATTCTATTGAAAACTGATCTGTCATTTATAATAGCATAATAAATAATTAAATCAATAAATTTTAATTCTAATTAACTAAAATATTATCTCTATATAATGCTATAATATTATTAATAATAATATTATAGATAATATTATTATGATTTGATTATATTTTTATTATAATTGTTATCTTTTGTAAATCTATTCAGGTTTTCTGTGAACAACTACACCATATACATTTTCACTTACTACTACGTGTTCAATTCCTTTATAGTCTTTAATTTTAATTTCGTATGGCTGGGGATCCCTCGCAACAATTTTTTCTCCAATATTGAAAACATCTTTTGATCCAGTATTTCCAGATGCACGCGCATAGTTCGCGATTTCATTAGTTGTGGATTGAGCAATTGATGTGAGATTAAGTTCCCACGACTGGATTAGGTTGACACCATTGTAGAAATTGTTGATGGTGCTTAACTGTGCCGAGAAATGTGAAGTCATTTCACCGGCCGAAACTGGCTGTGTGAGGTTATCAGCAGTATTCGAATCTACAACAGGCGCTTCCGCACCGTTGATAGGCCAGTAGGCAACCTGCGCTAAAAGATTGCTATCTACAACGTTAGCTTGAGCATCACTTCCCGATATGGCGATTGATGAAGAAAGAACACCCTGGTCACTTACCGAAAGTGTTAATGAAACAGGGAATAGACCTCTCGAATTACCATCTCTATCAACCGCATCAATTACTCCAGCTTCAATGAGTTTGTTTTCATGCGCGGGTAAGTGTAATTCTGGGAATTTAGCGTTAGTATTATTGACATTAAGTCCCGAGAACGAGTAAGCATCATCGTTACCACTTCCAAGTTCCGATGGGAAATATTGGATTCTATTATTCATGTCATCAGCGACCTGAATATAGAAAGCGAACGAGCCAGCTAGGTAGTTGGTTTCACGCTCTGCTGTTACAAGCTCAAACTGTACTTGTTTATCTTTTAAAAGTTCACCAACATCATTTACAAGTGATTTGGTGACTGTAAGACTTCCGGATAACTGTAACACCGACATTTTATAATGTATAATTATATAAAAATAAACACAGAAATAAAAATTATGAAATATTTTACATATACTAAAATATTAAATTTTTTAAATTAAGATACTTTTTAATTACAAATATCATTGATATTAACGCGAAGATTATTTTTAGTTAGAATACTTATACCTCCCCCTAACACTAAAACTCCTAAAGTAGGAATACGCCATTCGCAATTTTCAATAGTATCGCATGTATTATCACATATATTATCACATGTATTATCATTATCGCAAATATTATCACATATAGAAGGATAATTACAAATATTAGCAATCATATCAGTTTTTATAGATATACCAATGGATCCATTTAATATTAAAACATTATTCAGATTTATTGGACAATGAGGCGTTGAGTTACCATTATTACCATTATTACCAGTATTACCATTATTACCATTATTACCAGTATTACCATTATTACCAGTATTACCATTATTACCAGTATTACCACTATTACCATCAATTATATCTTCAATTTCTGTGAATTTCTCATCTAGAAGTATTACTAAAGTATTATAAGCTTCTTCTTTAGTTCCTAATGTTTTAACATATTCTATAGTTGATGAATATTTACTTGCATTTATTTCACCAGTATTATGTAAATAAATATACCAAGCCATATTGATATTAAGAATAGCTTGTGAATATATAAGATTCTTGGGTTTATTAATTTTAATACCTATACCACCAGTTAATGTGAAGTCGTCAACATCAACACCTTTACATATAGCTAATTCAGCTTTTAACTCTCTAATAATATTAATACTATCTATATAGTTTGCTCTTACAGTTTTATTTTCATTAGATGTTCGGAGATTTTCATAATATGTATTGCGACATTCCAATAATATACTTAATGTATCTCTAAAAATTTTCAATACTATATTTGATTCATTACCATTATCAATCAAGTTTTTAATTGTAGAGTAGACAATATTAAAAATATTTAATGGTGGTAATGTACATGGTCCATCTTCATTATATGGTTTAATAAAATTATTATATAAAGCACATAATTGTTCTTCGGTTAAAACAAAATCATAATTACTATTATTACATTGTTTAGGAATTAATACTTTTATTTCATCAATCATTTCAGAAACATTAGCATTAAATTCCTGTGTGATAATGTTATTATCTTTTAGATAATTATATGCTAAATCAATATCGGTATCAGTATCAGTATCACAATTAATACTAGAAACAATAATATCATTAGCATAATCAATTGATTTATTAGCTACAGTTTTTATTTTTTCACTGAATTGTTTACTTACTATATCAGCTTGTTGATTAATTATTTGATCAAGACAAACATCTGATAAATTTTTGGATGCGTTATTTTTATAAACATATTCATCATTAATAAGTTTATTTTCAACTGTATTATATATATCATTAATTGTTTTTCGCATTTTATTATTTCGTCTTGTATTGCAATAAAAATGACCAGTATTATCATATTCCAACTCTATATTACTAATATATGACCTGTTGTTTATTCTTTTAGGCATATTTATTATCTATTATAGATTGTTATAAAAAAGTAATTAATTTTTATAATAATATAAAATTTTTATATTATTATAAAATATAAAATATGGTAAATGCGTGTTTAATACAAGAAGTAAAAGATGATTGGCAACATTTATTGGGTTTACTTTTATCTATGGAATTATATAATTCATCATTTACTACATGTCATATTTATTGTGATGAGAATACAAAAAATAAATTAGAATCATTCCCAAAATTATTTACTTTTAATATAAAATATAATATTATTATTGATCATAAAATAAGTAATGTTTCATATATGAAATTATTTATTAATAGCATAAAAAATGTAGTTGAAAATTATGGTGAATGTTTATTCATTAATAGCAATTTAATTATGCTTAATAGTTTTACTATATCTGAAAAAATAAAAACGAACGGTATTGGTTTTATAAAAAAAGAATTTGAATGCACAGATGAAATGAACCATACAAAATATTTATTTGAACTATTATATATAAATAATATTGAGCATATTGGAATAATTATAAATTATTTTAAAGAAAGACTAGATGGTAAAAATATTCTAGAATTAGATTTAAAAGAACTGGATAAAGATATTATAGATGATATGAATAAACAATGTGTTGATATATATGCAAAAATACCAGAATTTATAGCAAATGAGTGTATGCTAGATGATTTTATTGATAATAATACATCTATTGGAACAGAAGATTTTTTTGCTTTTTCGAATTCAATAAGTATAAAAGATATTAATATGAAAAATTTAAATCTAAATGATAATCCAATATCTTTTATTAATTTAAGAGTCAATTCTGTAGATAAAAATATTCAAAGTGTTAATAAAATATTATTGAATATAATTGTCAATAGAAATGTAATTTACATGAATATTATAAATCTAAAAATGTGCAAAACAAAAATAACATTAGTAGTACCTGATAAACATGGTGTATCTATATGGAATAGAGAAAACGATGTATCTGGATTATACGATTTATTTGAACTTATGTCAAATAATAGTGATTATGTAAATATAGAGGTAGCAAAAATTGACTATTTTACAATTGGTAATTATATGATTACCGATAAACCTTCACATATATGGTTAAATAATAATATTACAAAATATAGTGGTATTTTTATTTCAAACTATGATGATTCATTAATATCAGAATTAGAAAAACTAAAAAAACCTACAAGATTTTTATGTTATTACTCTAGTTTTCCAAAAAAATATGAACAATTTGTTGAAAAGCATGATGTTGAAAAAAATATAGATTTGATAGTGATAAATAATGGAGATGACATTAATTATGAATTTAGTAAAGGACATGTAGTAAATAAAACATATGATTTAATTGCCGATGATGAGACTATTGAAGAGAAAGATGAGACTATTGAAGAGAAAGATGAGACTATTGAAGAGAAAGATGAGACTATTGAAGAGAAAGATGAGACTATTGAAGAGAAAGATGATAAATACGTTTCTTATCTAAATGAAATATCAGAAGCAAGATATGCTCTTGTTGAAAAACATGATGTTACTATATTAGCAGAGTTACTAGGATTAGGCATTATCCCAATAATTTCTCACGATACTAAAATTTTCGATCTTGAAGAAAATGTCCATTATATACGGAATGATAATATGGTAATTTTAGAAGAAGAAGAAGAAAATAGAATAAGAGAGAATTGCATTAAATATTATAATGATAATATTAAATCCACAAGTGTTCTAAAATTATTGATAAATCATATTTTTGTATGGGACTTCTAATGTTTCTATTTCTAATGAAATAATTATTTCAGAATTATTTAAATTAATTACTCTACCATTTTCATCGAGCAATCGAATATGTAATTTACTAATTCTTACAGGACCAAAATATTTTCTATTTTTAAATACTCTATCTGATGAGTCTTCAAAAATTATAGAAAATGTATTGGATGTATTCGGAATTTTGGCAATTATATTATTAACATTAAATGATGTTTTTGAATCTAAATTATATTTAAAAACTTCTGGATTATTTTTATTGTAATCATCAATTTCTAGTAGAAAGAATTTGGTTCCAGTAAAATCCGCTGGAGCTTCTGGATTAAAACCGATTTCTAATACTGTTGTAGAAGTGTTTACATAGTCTTTAAAAAATAAATATAGGGGTTTTCTATATCCAAGTAACCAGCCCATATTTAAATATAAAGGTCTCTGTGGATCGTTGCTAATTGTAAAATCTAAATCAAAACCATATGAAAATCCTGGAGGAGGTGGTGGTGCTGTTGGATTAATATAAAAATATATTTTACCTTTTTGAAAATTATAGTCGCATTCAACAAATAATAAAGATGTATCTGCTAAAAATATATCATTGATATCTTGCGTAATTGAAGTAGTGTTATGTATACCTTCAGAAATAATTATTTCTTTTGAGTAATAATTACTAATAGTATTATTAGAATCAAATAAATATGTATTAATTGTAAAACTATTGGTATTTAAATATTGAGAGAATGGATAATAACTATTCATTAATTCGACAGATGCTAATTTTAGAGAAATAACATTATGATATATATTATTAATATCAATTGTAAAATCTGTAGTGGAAGATTTTAGATTATCTCTAAATTTGCTACTTATTGTAAAAATGTTTTTAACAGTTTCTCTCTTCAATGGATTTAATAAGCCGCGCACATACTTATCATTATTAGTATTAATACTATATGTATGAGATAATTGTTCTGGCAATGAACCTGGATAATCTTTAGATTCTACTATTTTTTTATTGTACGGATTTTCCATTTCATCTGGTTTACTAATATTGTCAATTGATTTTTGTATTTTTTCACTAAAAATATTAGCACCTTCACTATTAATATGTAAATTTTTACTCATAAAATCTTCAATATTTAACTTATGTATATCACATATTTTATAAAAAGAACTATAAAAAAAACTGCGTAAATTATTTCTTTCATTTTCTTGAATGTCGTTATTATTAGATAATTTTTTTAATATTGTGAATGTTTTATTATATAGAGTATTAATATCTATTTTTTTAGGGTCACTAATCTTATAAATTTTATATAAATCTTCTATATTATAATTATCTATATCAGTATCCATAATTAATATAACTATTTATTTTTTAATTTATAATATAATTTAATATTTGATTATTAAATTATAAATCTTTGATATTACAAGCTAATATCATTAATATTTTTTCATAGAAAGATCTACTAGTATTATCTATCGTATTGTCTATCGTATTGTCTATCGTATTGTCTATCGTATTGTCTATCGTATTGTCTATCGTATTGTCTATCGTATTGTCTATCGTATTGTCTATCGTATTGTCTATATTCTCTTTTTTTATTTTATACATTACTTCATAGATTATATTTTGTCTACTTACCCTTTTTAATAAACGTTTACAATCCATATCTAATAGTATTGATTCATTATCAATTTTTGGATATAATGCCATATAATTTTTATATTATTTATATTATTTAAATATATCAATTTTTACTTATTCACTGATACTAATATTTACATCCTTTATAAAAAACTGGGAATGGTATAACATCCTTAATATTTGTCATTCCAGTTACTAACATTAATAGTCGATCAACTCCCATTCCAAACCCACCGTGTGGACAAGATCCATATTTGCGTAGATCTAAATAAAATTCCATATTTTCAGAGTTTATATTCTTTTCATCCATAATTTTGGATAATTTTACATAATCGTCTTCTCTTTGTGATGCACCAATTAATTCTCCAATACCATAAGGCATTAATAAATCAAATGATTCACATGTTCCATCATTACATTGTTTCATATAAAAACTTTTAATCTCACTAGGCCAATGAGTAATAAATACAGGGCAATCATATTTTTGTGTAATGTAGTTTTCATGAATACTACTTAAGTCATCGCCATATTCTATTTTTTCTAATGTAATCTTATTATCCATTTTAATATCAATATTAATAATATTTACAATATCATTATATGTGACTCGTTTAAATTCTAAATCTTTAATTTTATTTAATCGATCGATTAAACCTTTACTAATAAATTTATTCAAGTTTTCCAAATCTTCCATATTTCGTTGCATTAATTCATTAATAACAAACTTAATTGTACATTCCGCTACGCACATTAGGTCGTCTAATGTATTATTTACTATTTCAATCTCTAAATGAGTAAATTCTGATACATGTTTACTTGTAGAAGAATGTTCACTTCTAAAACTTTTATTCATAGTATATACATTACCTAATGAACAAGCCATAGCTTCTAATTGTAATTGAGACGATACAGTTAAATATACTGGTTTGCAAAAATGGTCTTTATTCCAATCATAAATATTAGATTTTTTATCTCTTGGTAATTTATCAATATTTGTGATATTATTTTCTGTTAGCTGGAAAACGCCGGCTCCTCCCTCACATTCATTTGTTGTAATAATATTTGGATCTAAATTTAAATAATTTAAAGAATGATAATAATCATGTAAAATTTTAATCAGTGAAGACCGAATTCTGAAAATACTACCAAAAGAATTAGTTCTTCCTCTTAAATGTATAAAATTACGTAGCGTATCCATATTCATTTTTGATTTAATTAATGGATAATTTTCATCTACATGTTTATTAACATTATAATTAGTAAGGCGCATTTCATATAATTGTCCATCTGCTGGAGAATCAACAATAATTCCCCAACAAGTTAAGTACATTCCAGTATTTACTTCCTTGAAAAAATTATCGAATACATTTTTGTCTTTAACATCATCCATTGTAATAATAATTTGAAGACCTGATACATTTGAACCATCATTTATATTGCAAAAACCCAATTCTGAAGAAGATACCCGCACTGTGCGAACCCAACCAGATACGGATTTTATTTTTTCACATAGTTTTTCATTTGAATTTAGTATATTACCAATAGTATAACTTTCCATTATTAATTTAAATAATAATATTAGGTAAACTTTATATTATTATTATTATTATTAATACCATATTGATTATAATTGAGTTTCTCTATTTCTATTAAATTCATAAAACCATAAAACTATCTTTTCATTTACTGATAATAAAAAAAAAGGCACTATTAAATATAATATTAAAAACAACCACACTTTGTAATTTTTATAATGATAATTAGTTATAAAACCACCAAAGATAATATATGCTATTAAAATACCATAATATATGAATAATATTAGATTTTTATACCAATCTAAAGAATCTAAATATTCAAGCTCATAATGAATTCTTCTCTCATCAGTATATGTAGTTTTAACATATTTATCAATTTTATTAAGAATATCTTTATCTTCCTTATTTTTTATAGTTAATAATTCTTTTAATTTAATCTCGCTGTCTGTTGCTACATAATAATCATTTAGATTATTATCAACAACAGCTCTATATTTATTTAAATCAAGAAGACCATTTGTTTTCATTTCAGATGCATCTTTTTCATATCTAGTTTTTAATATTTCTCGATAAGTACCTGGTTCATTTAATCCAACCTGTTCTGTAAACTCATAATATTTTTTTTCATTATTTTTGATTTCATAAGGTAATTCATTTTTTTTATTTACAGATGTATTCCATGTATTTTTTAAATTAGTAGCTTGTTTTCTTAATTGACAATCTCTATCACAAACTAATCTCTCTTCAACCATTTTTATTAAAGAATTAATTTTATTTTCAGGCAATCCAGCATTTAAAAAAGCCTGATTTAATGCTATTTTATTATTTAATTCTGATGTATTGCTCATATTATTATATCATGAGAATTAATTATAACTATAATAATTAGGGTTTTCTTTTTCATATATAATTAATTTTTGTTGAGTTTCAGTTACACCATATGGAGCTCCTAAAAACGCTGGTTGTCCGGATACAAATGATTCTTTTTTACTAGAAGGTTCACATATTTCTTTTTTTTTATTGTATGTCATATTTTTTCCACAACATTCAGATCCAATACATTGTCCTAAATCTTGTAAATCACCACCTATCATATTTTTAATTTCTTGACTATTATTAAGATATCCGATTTGTTGCTCATCATATTCCACAAGAGATGGACCATTAGTTGCACCTGATGATGAAAAACGATATTCATCAAAATTCATGTTATCACGATTAGATATATCTAATAAAGATAATCCATTATAAATTAAACAACCTACAATTATTACTGCTAAAAGAATATTTGTCATTTGCACAGTAATAGTTTGATTTTTTTTCAACATAATAACAATAATAATGGGAATACAAAATATAATAAAAGATTTTATTACTGAAGCATAAGCACTATATTTTTTTTGAAAATATGTGTCAATTTCTGTCATTCTTAATGTATTAATATTCTCTGTTTTATGTAAGTTTAATTTTTTTTTAGCGGTATTTAGTTCACCTTCAACGAGAGAAATCATCTCCATATTATCTTTTAAACTTTCTTGTTCAGCTGATAATTCGGATTTTAATAGATTTTTTATAGTTTTTAACTGTTCAAACATTCCTATTCTTGATTGAGTAATATCATTAATTTGTTTTATTAAATCTGTTTGGGCGGATAGTTGTTTATCATTTTGAGATACTGTTTCTAAATTTGAATATAACTTTTTTTCTAAATCTTGAAGTTGTTTTATATTATTCATTGTTTGAATGTGCATTCCATTTTTAGTATTCATTATATAATATACTTTTAGATATAAATTTATATAATGAATATTTTCAATATATGAAAAAAGAATAATTACCAATTAATTTTTATAGAAATAATTTACTAAATAATATAATAACACTATTACTACAATTACCATTATACCATTTAATAATTTTGATTGGCCAAATCCAGAATAATTTATTACAATGATTACAAGCAACACTATTAGAAGTAATAACCATGTATATACTTGAAGATATGAAGAATTAACTCTTAAATTTGCATCTTCTCTATTTCCCGAGAAATTAATATTATGACTCGAAGAACCATTTATTTCATCTCTTGTATGTTTTAAATTATCTTTATATTTTTGTAATTTCTGTTTACTAATTTCAATTTCTTTATTAACAACGGTATCTGCAATTTCTAACGCTGCTAATTCTACCATCATTTCTTCAATAATTTTTAATAACTGATCACCTAATTGATTTAATTTTTCAATATCTTTTTTTTGTATTTCAAAAGGTATATTACTTTGTTTTGCTTTTTCTACAGGCGGACATGGTCCATGTGATTTGGCAACTTCCGCACATCTAATAGTTTCTACAACTGCAAATTTAGGATTATCTGGTATTAATGGAAACTCGTCAATTAATTTTTCATTGCAAAATAATCCGAGCATTTCTTTATTAATTATTTTACAATTTGGAAATGTAGGTTTCTCCTTAATACTATTAACTTTATCAATTGCAACATTTATATTTTTATTAACTAATAATTCAGCAGAAATAGTTTTATATAATGTTGTATATTCTACTAAAGTAGAATTAAATTGTTCTTCTAAATTAGAAATATTAGTTTTTTTTACATTAGTTTTTGATTTAACTGAATCTTTTCCTTCTAGTGCTTCAATTATTGAGGATAATTTTGGAGACGTAGTTTTCTCGATTAATCCTAGTGATGGTAATAATTCATCTTTTGTTTTTTCTTCATACATTAAAAATTGTCTACCTTGTTGTAAATTAGGATCGGTTTTAAACATTTTCTATATACAATAATAATAGAAAATGTTATTTTAATCATACTATTTACTTATATTTTTTATATTATTAACTAAATTTTTTTTATAATATATCATTGTTGCAATAACAATTATTATCCCTAAAACTATGTTATATGATAATTTTATATTATACAAATAATTCATATCATTTAATGACCCAGATGCTCCATTATTACTATTAATTAAATTTGACAGAATTTTTTGATTTTTCGTTATAGAATCTTCTAAATTATTTATTTTTTGTATAACCTCATTATTATCATCTTTAAGTGTTTTACTATCTACATCGAGGCTATTTTTTATAGAAAAAAGTTTTGATTGACTTGATAAGTAATTACCTTTATCCAATATATAATCTGTAGTATCATTTTTGGGATTTTGTTTATATAGAGGATATGTTTTCTGTATTTCATCTAAAATAAATTCAAAATTTTTATATTGTGTTTGTAATTCTTGTGAATAATATTCTGGAGTATTTACCATTATATATAATAATATATATTACTGTGAGCAAATTCTATAAAAATTGCTGGTAATTGAAGTTTTACTAGGTCTTACAATTTCACATAATTGACCAGGTCTAATTCCTAAAACTTGAGCAACTGGACTAAATCTAGATATTCCAGGAATCATATCATCTGATGTTATGTTATATTTAATCTTAATTTTCTCGGCATCACTTTCATTTAGAACTGTATGTTTTGGTACTAATGAATGTTCTAAAATATTGAATTGAAGACGCTGAATATTTATAATAATTATAAAAATACCATCTTGATGCCATATTTGTTTAAGCAATTTTTCTAGCGTTTCATTTGGTTCGTCTTTAATAATAATAATTAAATCATCTTTTTTTTTTAAAATTTCTTCAATATTGTATAGGTCTTCAATTAGCTCATAAATATTATTTGGACGCAAGGTTTTAGCTAAATTATACTTAATATATGTTTTTTTTTCAATATCATCACTCTTGTTTGATAATAGTAAATCTAGTTGTTTTGATTGATACATTGCATGAATTTCATTTATTCCAAAACCATCATAATCACCAGTATCATAACCGCGCTGTTTCAAAATATCTAATAGAATATTACGAGATTTATAGATTGTCTTAATATGATCATTTTCAGCCATTATTTATATAATTAAATATTATAGATTTTAATATATTTCAATTTTAATTAATATAAAATATATTAATTAAACAAATACACTGTTACTAATGAATTTAAATAATTATATTTTTTGTTACTTCGTTCGTATCATTACTATTATCATTATTTGATTCTTCATCATCAATGTTTGTTAATAATGGAAAATTATCTTTTTCCAAATCATCATCATTTTTTATAGTTTTAATATCAGATATTGAATAAACTGGTCTACTATCAACTATATTTTCTAATAATTGAGACTTATTTATTTTAATTAAAGGTTTATTACTAATACTGCTTAATTCTGGAGCTACTTCTAATTCAGGTTCTACTTCTAATTCAGGTTCTACTTCTAATTTCGGTTCTATTTCTAATTCCGGTTCTACTTCTAATTCTGGTTCTACTTCTAATTCTGGTTCTACTTCTAATTCTGGTTCTACTTCTAATTCTGGATTTACTTCTAAATCTGGTTCTACTTCTAATTCTGGATCTAGTTCTAATTCTGGATCTAGTTCTAATTCTGGATCTACTTCTAAATCTGGTTCTACTTCTAAATCTGGTTCTACTTCTAAATTTTGTGGAGGTTCTGAAGCGGGTTTAATTGTTTTTATTTTTTGTTTTTCAACCTTTTTAATTTTTGGATTTTCAATATTAGAAATTGTATTTTCAAATGATAAATTTGATAAATGATCAATATTTTTATCAGTTATTATTCTTAATTGAATATTCATAGCTTGTAACTCTTGAATTAATAATTTAAATGCATAAGGTATTCTTAAAATACTGAAGCTACGCCCATATTGTGTAATATTCTCAACATTCAAACCATTTTCAATAGTTCCAGTAAATTTAATAGGACCATCTGCCATAGGGCTCATAAAAAGATTTAAATCAGTATTATAAATACATATCATACCTGTAATATTACAAACTGCCATAAAATACTCATCACCTCTAACTAACATAGATTCTTGTAAAAAGTGTGATAATCCATGAGAAGCAACACCATCGCGTTCCATCTCTCCAATTCTTAAACCACCATCATTTGCGCGACCTTGAACAGTTTGACGAGTTAATAATGTTCTCGGACCACGAGCACGATAGTTAATTTTATCTTTAACCATATGTTTAAGTCTCATATAGTATGTTGGACCTATAAATATTTCTGAAAACATTTGTTCTCCAGTTTGACCATTATATAAAATTTGATTTCCACTAGAATGATATCCTGCTTTATTTAATAATTCACCATATATTTTTTCTTTGGGACCCTTATTAACAAAAGCAGTACAATCTCCAAATGCACCATATTCAGCACCAACTTTACCCATTAAAGTCTCAACTAGCTGACCAATAGTCATGCGACTTGGTAAAGCGTGTGGATTAATTATTATATCTGGGCGAATACCTTCTTCAGTAAAAGGCATGTCTTCTTCTGGAATAACTAGTCCAACAGTACCTTTTTGACCACATCTACTGCAAAACTTATCACCAATCGCGGGTATTCTCTCTTCTCTAATTCGAACTTTTGCTAAACGAAATCCTTCTTCGCCTTCTGTAATAAAACTTTTATCAACATATCCAAGTTGACCTTTTTTGGGAAAAACAGATGAATCAAGCGACGTTTCTGGATTAGATAAATTAGTCATAATTTTTCCAATCATAACTTTTTTATCATCTAAAAATGTATTTTCTTTAATTAATCCGTATTCATTTAAATCTGAATAGTCATAACCTGGTTTAAGTCCAATTACATTTTCTTTTTCAATATTAGCAAAACGAGAATCAATTGTGGAATTAGCAACTTTAGAACTATCCTCACGCGCTTCATACATATTATAATAAGTTGTTCTGAACATTCCACGTTTTAAAGAACCTTCATTGAATAAAATAGAATCTTCCACATTATAACTACCGTAAATACCAATAGCAACAATTACATTCTCTCCATATGGGTGCTCTTCATTATTAATATATTTCATATATCTACTTTTTACAAGTGGTATTTGTCCAGAATTTAATACAACACCCATTTTATCTATACGAGTTAAATAGTTTGAGTGATATAATGATACAGCTTGTTTACTTTGTCCACATGAAAATAAATCTCTAGGTAATTGATTATTTTCTGGAAAAATGATCTGATTACCCATTACACCTAATATTAAAGATGGATGAATTTCCATATGAGTATATTGTTTTTTTTTAAGATCATTATAATCTATACAAACTAATGCAACTTCTGATTCGGCTGTATCTAAATATTCTATAATAGCTTGCTCATCTCTTAATTGTGGTAATATTTCTTTTCCACCATGATATAAATCATTTATTGTCATATACATGTTACAATTTGATGGATTATATAGTTCGTCTTTTTTCTTTGTGAATCCACTGATTAACTGATTCCATGTAAATTTATTTTCATTTATATTTTTTAATGGTATCGGATTATCTATACTAACAATACCATCTTCTATATAAAATATAGGTCTACATAATCTACCAGAATCAGTATAAATATGAATTATGTTAGTTTCGATATGCCAATGAACACTGGTATACACCGGAATTATTCCACTACGTCGACTACTAATAAGTAAATCTCTAGTAGTTTCTGGGTCATTAACAACACCAATCCAATTACCGTTAACAAATACCTTTGTTTGTTGTGATAAATATTTATATTCGCATTCAGTTAATAGTTTCATAAATGTATTAAAACGCAACCAATTAATTATTGGCTTTGATGAACAAAATTTTGTAATTTTTGTTAATATAGCTAAATGTTTATGTGTTCCAATATTACCTCCATCTGGTGTATCAACAGGATCAATTATACCCCATTGTGATGAATGTAATAATCGAGGTCCAACAATTTTAGCGCTAGCATCTAATGGTAAATTAATTTTCCGAAGAAGAGAGATATATGAATTAAATGATAATCTATTTAAATCTTGCACTAACCCAACCCGTTTTGTATGACTTTCAGCACCCCAATTACCCTTAAATCCTTTTCTAAAACCATTTTCTAGTATTCTTTCTTTAAAATATTCTTTATAATTATTTTCTATTAAACTAGTAAAATTCTTTTGATATATGCCTTGTTTATAATAGTATTCTTTATCGATTTTCTGATAAATATGACGCTGTTGTAAAGAATAATATTCTTTAAATAAATCATATACTAATGTTCCAGGTAGTTCAATTCGTTTAAATTTAAAACTATCTCTATCAGTAGGTTTATTTTCTTTTGTATATACTTTTAATAACTCTAATACCATATGCCCTAAAAAGCACGCTTTATCTTTAAAATTAAGTTCGCCTATATGAGGTAAAAAATAGTTCATTAATATATCTAAAACATGTGGAACCGTTTTTCCTTTTGTAAAAGTTCCTATATATTTTAATGCAACTTCTTGAGTGAATATTCTACTAGCATCATGTATCGATGGAATGAATAGTTCTACATAATTATTATATTTTTCGATATCTAATAAACAGCATTCTAGAATAGATTTATCTGATATCACACCTAATGCTCTCATAACAATAAATAATGGAATAGGCTTTCTTACGTTGGGTATATTAACAACAATTTGATTATTAGTATATTTTAATCCTGGCGCTACAATTCTAACTGCTAGTGTTCTTATAGGTTTTGATGCATCTTCTGAAACAGAACGAATTTCTGCTGAATGACTATATAATTCATTTACCTTATCTCTAATATACAACATATTATCTGCAAACTTTTCTTGTGAAATTATAACTTTTTCTTTTCCGTCAATTATAAAATATCCCCCGATATCGTTTCTACATTCACCCATATTATATCTCACATTTCTATCTAACCCATTCATAATGCATAGTTTTGACATTAACATAATTGGAAATCTACCTAAAAATATTTTTTCTAATGTTGTAGTTGTCTCAATTTTATTACCATCATCATCTTCAATAATATAATCGATAACTACATCATAATGTATACTCATCGCATAGGTCATGTTTCTTAATCTTGCATCATTTGGATACATATAATGTTCATTATTCTCATCATAAATTATAGGTTTTCCATAATATAATTTATTTCCATCTTTTCCACCTAAATAAATGCTTGCTTGTAATTTAAAATTTTTGGTTTCAGGATCTTGATTTTTAAGTATTTTAATAGGATTCTTCTCTTTAAAAATTTTATAAATACCATCTTGAAAAAAATCATTATATGACTCAATATGGTGATTTACTAAACCTTCTGGATTATCTTCAAAATATTTGTCTATAATTTTCCATGGTAAATTATTATCCATTTAATATATTATAATCTTATATTTTTAAGTATATAATATATTTCCTTTTTCTATTTTCTAAATATTTAATGTATGACTCTATGTTTTGCAACATAGGCTCCATTATTTGCACCACCAAAACTTTTATCATTATAGTTTCTATTTTGGGCTTGTAATTTTTTAAATCTTACATAATCGCCACCATCATAAACAAACTTTGGATTTCCACTGTAAGCCGCGTTGCCATCATTTCTCGCATTACCAGCAGCATTTTTATATCCGGCTACAGATTGATTTGAAGTATTTGGATTAATACCATTAACTTGATTTGATGCGCGACCATATTTAGAATCGATTGCTTGATTTTTAATTGAATTAATGTCTCCAGCATTCATTGCTCGTCTAAATGGTCCTAATGAATAATTTCCAACTAAAGGACTTACATTTGGTATGATATCCGATGCAATAATATTATTTCCAAATGATTGTCTCAAAACATGTCTTGATAAAGATCTACCATTACCACCATCCATTCCTGACGATTGATAGTGTCCTCCTCCTCCTCCTCCTACTAAAATATTAGCTTGACCAGATATTCCGCCACCTAATATACTTTTTCTAAAATTATCTTTTATATAACCAGCCATGATATATATAATAATAATATTATTAAAATTAATTATTATATAAATTTACATTTTCTTACCATTAAAATTTAACATTAATAAACCAATTAATACCGCCATTAATACAAAAGGAAATATCACTAAAAACCATGATAAATTAGTTAAACCATATTTACATAGCGCGTCTAATACAATAGTCCAAAACACCACATATAACACCTTGAATACAAAAATCATTACTGTGGATGGTACGTCACATTTATAACTACCGACACAATATGTTGTATTATCGCCGTAAATAAGATTTTCAATTATAATACCAACAAGTGTTACAAATGATATTAAAAAATATACATACGCTGGTGAACATAATTGTTGTAATTGTTTATTGAAGTTCATCATTCTTTTATATTTTATAGATAGAAAATATAAAATCTTATAGTAAAAATAAACTACATACTTATTTTAATATATTTATTTATTATTTAAAGGTTGCACTAAAGGGGATGGTGATTTATTTGGGTTTACCCCATTCCAAACTCTTCCTAAACCAGGTGCATAATTAGTAATTCCATTAATGGCATTTCTATATAGATCAGTTAATCCAACTCCACCATTTTGATTTAATGATGCCCATGCACCATATGTATGTTGTGGCGCCGGTAACGGATTGCCAAAATATGGATCAATACCACCTACTACCTGACCATATTGATTATGCGCATAATGATTTGCGTTATTATTTATATCCCAGGATTGACCTACTAAAGGTTTTGTTCCTTTTCCAAATCCACCCTTTCTATTTTTGCGTTTATGAGTTTTAGATTTATAATGTTTATGTCTATATGATTTTGATCTTGATTTTGATTTTGATATTTTTTTCTTGATAGTTTTTTTAGGTTTAGATAAAAAAACTTTTTTTCTTGTAGAGTTGTTTTTGTATTTTGCTAAATTTTTCCGTTTACTAGCCATATATTATATAATAAGATATTAATCAATATCTACATGAGTTAACATATGTCGTCTGCAACAATATTTATTACAACCTAATTTATCTAATATAATTCCTTCTGGTGTTTTATCAACATTATCAGTTGATAAGTAAATTACTTTATTAACTTCTTTTTTTTCGTTCATTTTCAATTTGCGAACTTCTTTTTGATAATATCTATATTTATTACCTAAAACTTTACCACATGTAAAACATTTAACTGGAATAATCATTCTATAATTAATATAATTATATATTTATTAATTATATTAAATCAATTTTTATCTAAATTATTTATCAGAATTTTTATTAGAATTTTTAAATAATTTATTTTTATAGTGATAATGTTCTATTTTAAGTGGTTCACTTTCAGTGCCAAAAAAAGTTGGTCCTTTTTTATCACCGGCAACACATTTTTTACTATTTATCCAAACACAACACCCTGTAGAATTACAATTTGATTCATTTAATTCATTACAACTAGCATCTAGTTTATGAGGTTCAGCTTTATTTATTTCACAGAATGCTTTTTCAAATGTTGTTCCATTTTTTTCTTGTTTATTTTCTAAATTTTCAATTGTTACAACTTTCTCAATATGTTTATTTTTATTAGAATTAAAATCTATATTTAACATAGAAAAAATTACCATTAAAGCTATAATGATTAATGAAATAATAATTATATCATCAATATTCTCACTAAAATAATCTATAATTTCTTGATTCATTACTATATAATATCTAGAAAAGATATTATATAAATATTATCTTTAATGGCTCCGTATTTTTCTAGTAAGTTTAGCTCTTTCAGTTACTAAAGGTCTACTTATAATATCAACAAATCGCGTTGGTTTCTCTAACAATTCTAAATTATACTCATCAATTTTTCTTTCTAGAATTATGTTATTAACATATTTTTACCCATTTCATCTAATCGTGTATATGTTTGATAAAGGTTAGAAATAATCCGTTTTAATACTTGAACACCATCAATTTTTGATGATAAAAAATCAATCTCTGTTTCATTAGTTTTTAATTCGATTACTGCTTCGAGTAAAGAATAATAATGATTAAGTAACTCTATATATTCCTCATCTTTTTTACGAAGTTTCTTTTTATTATATTGGGCGGCTTTCAGTAATGTATCTGACAATATTGTAAAATCATCATATGAATCTATAAAATTATCAATATCTATATCATTCACAATATCTTCAATTTGTTTTTTATTATTTGGTAGTAAATTTTCTCTGCATAAAGGACACTCGGTTTTATGTTTCATCCATTGGGCTATACATTTTTTATGATATTTATGGTTATTTGAACATAAATATTTTGAAATATCTTTTTTGGAGATTTCTTCTAAACATATTGGGCAATCTATTGGAGAAGATTTTTTTGGAGAAGATTTTTTTGGAGAAGATTTTTTTGGAGAAGATTTTTTTGGGGAAGATTTTTTTGTTTTGCGTCGGCTTTGTTTGCCTCTAGTGACTGCTTGTATTAATTCTATAGATTTACGATTACTTCTTGTATTAGGCATATATATATATATTAACATTTTTTATTATTATCATATTTTTTAAAATTGATTATAATAATGACAAAAAATATAACATAAAATCCGATAATTATAATGGACGCAGAAAATCCGATTAATATTAATATTACAAAAAATAACGAACCTCAAGAAAAGTATAATAATTTTAAAGAATACATTATTATTAATAATGTAGAATTGCAAAATGAAATCAGAAATTTAAAGGATACAAATATTGAACTTTCAAAAGAAATAAGTGTAAAAGAAACTGAAGAAGATAAAACAGATGCTAGTATTAGATATTTACGGGGGCTAGTAAGTAATTTAAATGAGATTAAAAAGGGTTATATCGATATTACTAATGAAAAAGAAATTACATCTAATAATATCAATATTATTTTGGAAAAAAAAGAAAAAATCAATTATTCATGTTATTTTGAGCTATTACTTTATAATATTATTTTTGTAGGAGAAAATATTATTATAAAATTTATTAGTTATAACAAATTTCATTATATTATTGGGTTAACATTAAATATTATTACAATTTATATAATTTCAAAAACATACATTGATAATTATAATAAAAATAATAATTATAAAAAAGAAATTCACACATTAAAAGAAGCTTCTAGACAAAAAATTAAAGAACTAGAAACCGATGTTTTAAAGCTAGAAGAATCTACCCTAGCGTTAGATAATTGGATTTATGAAGTATAATAATTATTATAACTAATTTAAATAATTTAAATAATAATTGTTATGAATAAAATTGAAATAAAGTTTTTTATTTGAAATAATTTGAAATAATTTGAATATGTCAAATTCCGTATTTATTACCCATGTTGACTGGAAAGTTAAAAGACCATTTATTAGTTATAGCGATGAACAATTTATCAAAGAAATAGAATCTATAAATATAGAATCTCGACTTGATCATCACGAGTATCAACTACAAAAACCATATAGAAAATATAGCAGTATATGTAATTATTTTATTAAATACAAAAGAAAAATAGATAGACAAAAATTATTAGAAAAAAAAGAGAATTCTACTTTACAGTGTTGCCTGTTAAAATGTTTTGGCTTATAAAATAAAGATTTTATTTCTTATGAAAATTGTTATGACATTCTTCACAAACATTAATTAAATTTGCTACATGATTTTTATGAAAACCTTGTGGTAAAAAATTATTCTTATCAGCATTTTTCTGTTGTTCTAAATGATGTATTTCACTACCCATTTTAACTCTACACATCTCACATAAATTACGAATTTTTTTACTATTATATTTACTAGCTGGTAAATCTAATACATTCTTATACACATTATTATATTTAACTCGAAGAGAATGAGCTCTCTCTAGAAAATTGTATGGTAAATCAAGAGATTTACAAACTTCAAGACCATACATACTATCACCTGGTCCTTTTTTTAATTTACGATCATATACTAACTTTCTCTCTTTATTATTATAGAAAACTTCCATATGATATAATTCTAAATTATTTAATTCTTTAATTTCATCATACTTGACAACCTCGTGAAAATGTGTTGCAAATATAAACGTGCTTTCTTTTTTATGTAATTCTTCAAGACCACTAACAAAAATACTTAAAGCAGAGTCACTTTCAGTTCCAGAACATAGTTCATCCCCAAGAATCAAGCTATCTTTATTTGAGAATTGTAAAATAGTTCGTAGTTCTGACATTTCAACCGCAAATGTTGATAAACCTTTAAAAAT